CACGCTGATGCTGGCGCCATTGGCCGGCGAAGCATCCACGGTCTGATACGGCACCGCGCCACTTGAGGGCGGCGTAAGGGCCGGATAGATCGAGATTGAGGTAGCGCCAATCGCGACGTTGGCAGTCACCACAAACTGCCGCAGCGTGCCCGTGCTTGCCTTGGTGATACGATTGACGGCATTCACCCCGGCGAAAGTGATAACATCACCCTTAGAGATCGGCGCCGTGGTGGTGTTGACCGTGATGCTGGTGCCGCTCTGATTGGCCCCGTTGACGGTTGGGAGCGTTCCATAGGCCGCCGTAGTATGCAGCAGAGTGGTCTGATCCGCCTTCCAGCTATTAAAGCCCAGCGTGTTGGTGGTCATTTCACCACCGCGATACTGATCGGAAATCGTGGATTGCGGATTAAACAGGCCGGTAAGGGAGGAAACGGTGCGCGCCTGAGTGAGCACGTCCATGATGATCACACGGCGATCGCGCGGCGCATTATTGAAGTCGAGATTAGCGCCCGCCAGCAACCAAGTGCTGGCATCAGGCGATACCACCGCGCCCGAACTAGTTTTGCTCACATAGTTTGGCACGCCATCGGCCACGCTCATCACGTCCGAAGCGACGGCGCCAGCCAGCGTATTGATTGCCGGAGCCAAGATGCGCTTGGAATAATCATCCAAGCTCAGAGCCCGATCCACCGAGCTGAACGATACATCCACACCCTTTTGGCTCGAAACCGTCAGCGTGGTATAGTTTTCGGTGGTATCCTGCGCCACCGCCGTAGGACCGGTGCGCACCGTGTAGTCATTCGGCAAGCGAATGCGCAGTGTGTTGCCGATCTTAGCACCTGACCGGGCAAAGCTATCGTCGTATTCGGTGTTGATCGACTGCAGAAAGGCGTTGCTATTGCGGAACAGGCGCAACGCCTCCCGTGTGACTTGGGTAGGCGTGAGAAGTGAATTTGCCAATGTAACGGCACCCCTGAAGGCCCGCGCATCGCGCAGGGCGCTATTGGTTGCGATTGTTCAGGAGCACAGGCAGGAATGTTGGAAATCAGCGCAGCCTGGCTTCTACGCACGTCGCACCGGGGTTACCGGGAGGCTCTTTGCACCGGCTTTGGCCCGCCGGGAGGGCTTAGTCCTTAGCGATTATCGGCGGTTTTCGCGTATCTGCTTTTCGCGCCACCGCACCCACTCGTTGATAGACATCTTGTCTGGGTCGGGCTCGCCCCGTGTGGTGCCGCCCACCGGCTGAATCGGCGCTGGCGCATTCGATTTGGCCCTTGCCGGCTTGCCCGAGAGCTTGGCGAGCTCCACAGCCATCCGCACGGGCGGCAGCTGCATGATTCGCGCCGCCTCATCGAGATTCTTGCCCAGCTGATAGTAGACTTCGGCACCATCCGGCAGCGCCGTCACCGCATCGAGGAATTCGCGCGGTGGGGCGCCGCCGGTGAGCATGCCTATCCCGCGCACAGCCTCATCGAAATCAGCGTGGCTACCTTTGCCGTCTTCATAGACCTTGTTGCAGGCGGCATTGAATTGCTGCTCAGCGGCAATTTGCTTCGCCCGTTCGGTGGCCAACCGATCGATTTCGGCTTGCGTCGGGGCTCGAGGTTGGCCCTCAGCGGGCGGTTGCTGCCCGTTGCTGGCTTGTGTGTGCCGGATGAGCTGTAGGGCTTGCTCAGCAGCATCGGCGCGGCGCCGTTCGTCCCATTTTTCGCGGGTGAGGGTGTCAATCCGCTCTTGGAACCAAGGCGTCCGCTTCGGGCGCTGCTCTTGCTCGCCTTCGGTCTCATTCGGCGTGGTTTCTGCTTGTTGGGGGCGCGGCCCCGCCGCCTCCGTGCCCGGTTCCGGAGATGTAGGCTCAGCGGGCGTCGCAGCCGCGTTCTCTGCGGCTGGGAGTTCAGTCGTTTCAGACATTAGTCGCCTTTGGAGATTTTGCCCGGCTTGCCCGGCCGGTGCGGGTAGCTTCCCGCGCTACTGCGCGGGTTGCGTCTCTTGATCTTGTTCTTCCGGCTCAGGCTGCGGCTGCCGGGCCTGATCGGCGGCTGCGTGCGCGGCCATGATCGGAACTATCGGCGTTCCAAGCGCCTGCGACACCAGCTCACGCACGATCGGTCGCAAAGCTTCAGGGTCGATATTACCCACAGCAGCCATGCGCCGGGTTTCGGCATCATACACCTCGAGCTGCGACTTATCGTTCTTCTGCTTCAGCTCGATTTGCGCCTTGGCCAGCTGATCAGCGAGACTGCTCGCCAGCTTCTGCAGGTTACCGATCTGCTTTTGCGCCTCAGCCTGCATCTGCTGCATTTGCGGGCTCGGCCCACCGAGCGCTTGCGGCGGCAGCATGTTGTGCAGCCGCTCGGAGATTTCGTCGGCCATCGGGAAATCGGCCGCCTTGAACATCAGATCGCCAATCACCCCAACCAATGCGCTGTTCTGGGAGGCTATTTGCATAAACGCATTGAACGCTTCTTGCCGGCGCGTGGCATAAGCCGGGCCGATATCGGCCTCTACCTCATACCTTCCGACCGCCGGGTTGAAGATGCGCTGCACGGCGCCCGTGAGCGGGTTTTGCTGTGCAGCTAGCGGAACCGGCAGCTGCGGATTTAGGTTCACCTGCTCCTGGCTGCCGTCCTCAGCCATGATCAGCATGACGCGTTGCGTGTCGTAGACCTTCGGTATCAGATCGATCAGAATTCGGCCCGTAAAGCGCACCGCGCTGGCGAGATGATCGATGAAATGGTAGGTCGCATTATCGCCCTGCCGCTGCCTTGCGTTGATCGCCTTGCCCGATGTTTCGTTGCTCGGCTCGCCCATGATTGCCTGATACTGGCCTGACACCAGCATCAGCTCCTGCTGAGCGATCTGCAGCCCTTTGATGAAGGCGTCGGGCATCGCGGGAGGTTGCACCCTTTGCGGCACAGGAAGCGGCTGCCCTTGGTCATTGAACGCCTTGAAAGGCAGCAGCGCGCGAGTTACGCGGTTGCTTTCCTCCCATGCCTGCTGGTGGCCCTCGATCGCCTCACTGGCCGCGATGTAGGGCGTCTTGGTCTGCAGCGCGACGTATTCCGTTACACTCGAATTATGCGTGGGCACCATCCCCTCGCCCGCCAAGAACAGGTGCGATGCTGAGTTGATGGTGACACACTTTACAGGCACCGATGGCACCTTGGTTACCGAAGAAATGCGGTGCCGTTTGGTCCTGCGCGAATGGAGATTACGCGAGCCGCCCTGCGCAACCGCCTTGCGAGGGAGGCGAAATACACGCATGTCCGGCTCGATGGAGAACGAGAATTGTATGGCCTCTTTGCAGTTATACGTATTCCCACTCGGAAACATCCGAGCCTTCGCCTCACGAACACACCGCACAGCCTTAATCCCTAGACTGCGCAGCAACTCCGCAAAGCCCTCAGCAAGAGCAGGGGAGATGGTCGTAAAACTGCACTGGCGATTGGCCGAAGCAATCGACCCATCGGTATCCATGAGGCCCTGTAGCAAGGCGAGCCGCTGCTCATACGAGGCACGCAGATAGATTTCCGGGATGTGCTTGTTGCCGGCGAGGCCAAGCGCAACGAACCGGTTCCAAATGCCATAAATGGTAATTACTGCCGCGCCGCGATTGCCGTTGTATGTCTTGGCCGGACCGATGTTGTAGCCGGAAGCGGCCAGGCAAACGCGCATATCCTCTGCGTCAAGAGGCCCGGCGGTAATATCAGGCTTAGTCGCGGTCCCATCACCTAGCCAAACACCAAGCACATATGGATCGAGCGGAAGATCGGCTTTCGGCAGATCAAGCGGCTTAGCCGCCCAAATGAAATGCTTGTTCGGCGTTAGCTCTTGCGTGGTAACCGTCTTGGTGAACCATTCCCAGGTCTGAGTTTTGCGCTTGCCGCGCTCTTCTACTGTCCATTTGTGCCCGGCATCAGCGACAATGCCCGATCCGTCATCAAACCGGACCAAATAGCACTCCCGGTTGATGTGGATCGGGCTGACACCCGCCACCTCAACAGGCTTACCCCCTTCATCCAGCAGCCAATCTCCCGGCCGCACGTCTCCCATCTTGGTCCAGCCGCTTGGTGTCGGTAACGGCGTTTCCAACGATAGCGGGGACCAGTAATTATACATCCTTTGCGGATCTTTGAGTGCTCTTGTATGACCCCTACGGTCTAACTTCTTATCAATTATAACCTCTTCACCAACTACCCTGACAAGAGGAATGTATTTGCCCGGCCAGATGCGCCGCTCGAGGACTTTGTTGCCGGCGATCAGATACCACTCGATTTCGTATTCGGTGATTTCGCGCGCATCATCGATCACGTCGTTCGGCATGAGCTCGCGCACATTGGGCGGGATCGTGCTGGCGCGCACCGCCTCGCCGGTATCGAGGTTCAGCAGCCGGTCTCGCTTCTCGACCTTGCGATAATACTCGGCCACCCGGATGTGGTGCTCATCATTCCAGCCGGCGCCGTCGTTGAGCGGCATATCGCCCAGTTTGTCTTTATACCGCGGGTAGGTTTCCTCAAACTCATCGCGCGGCATATCACGAAAGACAAATCCGAACCGCGCATCGCTGCCGTCATACTGCTGGATATCGGGATCAAGATACACGGTGAGCGGATCATTGATCCGGCGAATGTAGATTTCCTGGTCAAACGTATCGTCCGACACGTAATCGGTAAGCACCCGCCAGTAGCCAATGCCACCCATAACCTGGTGCCACACGGCCGTGTCGTAAGCTTGCTGGGCGTTGCTGATATACTCGATATGACGGACCACGCCCTCATAGATTTTGGCCGCATCATAGGTAGCCTGATCGCCCACCGGGCGCACCTCGATGCCCGGCTTGTTCTGCCTCGCGTCATTGATAATCTGCAAGCAATGCTGGCGGGTTTTGTTGATCGTGAGGCAGGGGCGCGCCTCATCGGTGCGACCTTTTACGATCGAAGATG